AGATCGACAAAGCCCAGCGTCAGGTCGGCAAGGTCGTGGTGCTCGGGGCAGGCTATGGCGTCGGCCACAGCAAGCTCAAGGCGTTCCTCAAGTCCATGGCCGGTGTCGAGGTGTCCGAGGTCGAGGCCAAGCGCATCATCAACGCATACCGCAACACTTACTCCTGCATCCCGTATCTGTGGGACAAGGCCAACCGCGCTATCGAGGCACTCTATTCTGGTCAGGCGATGGTCGTCGACGTGCCCGAGCTGGTGCGTGTCGAGCCGGGCCGGGGGCTCACCTTGCCCAGCGGCCTGCACATTCAGTACCCTGAGCTGCGGCGCGAGTACAACGACGACAAAAAGCCCGAGTGGCGCTACACCGCCAAGGGCTTGCCCACCCGCGTATACGGCGGGCTGTGTGTTGAGAACTTCACCCAAGCTATCGCCCGCTGCGTAGTGGCTGAGCAGATGCTGCGCATCAACCGGCGCTATCCGACAGTGTTGACTGTCCACGACTCCGTGGCGTGTGTGGCGCCGCAGGCCGAGGCCGAGCCGGCCATGGCGTATGTCATCGAGTGCATGTCATGGAACCCACGTTGGGCACCGGACTTGCCATTGTCATGTGAGGCAGGATACGGCACCTCATACGGAGACTGTTAGGTTAAACTGGGTTCCACACTAAGGAACCCATATGCCACTTGCTCATTCTTATTCCGCGATTAAGGACTTTGAGGGGTGCCCGAGGCGTTATCACGAGGTACGCATCCTCAAGAAGTTTAAGTCTAAAGATACCGAAGCCACGATGTACGGCACTGCTGTGCATAAAGCTTTTGAAGATTACATCCGGGATGGTAAGCCGCTACCGGAACAGTTCAAAGTATTCGAGCCTCTTGTATCCCCCCTTAAGAAGATCAAGGGTGAAGTCTTATGCGAGCAGAAGATGGGGATACGCGCAGATTTCACACCCTGCGACTTCTTCGCGCCGGACGTATGGTTTCGCGGCGTACCTGACTTCTTGGCGGTGAACAAAACCAAAGCCCGGGTGGCCGACTACAAGACCGGGAAGTCTGCGCGCTTTGCCGACCCCGACCAGCTCGAGCTCATGGCCGCCATGGTGATGGCACACCATCCTGAAATCACGCACGTCTCTGGCATCCTGCTATTCGTCGTGGCCAAGCAAGTTGTGAAGGCAGAATTTACCCGCAAAGATTTGCCCAACATCTGGTCAAAGTGGGCCGGACGCGCTAGTATGATCGAGTCAGCTGTGGAGCATGGCGCGTGGGGGGCTAAGCCCTCCCCGTTGTGCCGGTTCTGCCCGCTGACCAACGAGGCATGCGAACACCGGTAAGTGTAGACATGAACCCCCAGCCATGAGTGGGGCAAAACCGTGGCAGTTGCAGGCCGACCTTCCTCGGATAGGAGTCTCCCTCGGCTGATGCAACGGACACTCCGGAAAGACGGGGCGCAACACACTGGAGCGGCCATGGCCACAAAACCACGCAATTACAAACGCGAATACGAGCTCTATCAGGGCACTCCGGAGCAGCTCAAGAAGCAGTCCGAGCGGCACAAGGCTCGGCGCGCGTATGAAAAGGCGCATGGTAAGCTGCCGGACAGTATGGATGTCGATCACGTGAAGCCCTTGAGCAAGGGCGGCACTAGCAAATTAAGCAATTTACGGGCTGTGCCCAAGTCAAAAAATCGTAGCTTTGCGCGTACCAGTACGAACAAAGTCAAATAACGCTGTTCACAATTAGGTAATCGAATGCAGATCGTGGAGAACCGCGCGCTGCTGTTTGTCACGCGCAAAGCGGATCAGATTAAAGCCCTGATTCCGAAGTCGCACATCATTGAGCGCAACGGCACGCTGGCTAAAATCTTGGTCAACTGGGGTCCGGATGAAGTGCAGATTCTGCGCAACCTCAAGATCAAGGCGCCGCCGCACCCCATACTGGGTAAGTATGAGTGGCCGGGCGTGTACAAGCCCTTCGAGCATCAGCGCACCACTGCTGCGTTTCTGGCAACACACCCACGGTGTTTCTGCTTTAACGAGCCCGGCACAGGCAAGACCAGTGCCGCTGCGTGGGCGGCCGACTATCTGATTAGCAAGGGCAAGGTAAGCCGCGTGCTGGTAGTGTGTCCGGTGTCGATCATGGAGACTGCGTGGCGGTCAGACTTGTTCAAGACCGTAATGCACCGCACCGTGGGCATCGCCACGGGCAGTCGAAAAAAGCGCGAGGATGTGATCACCGGAGACTACGAGTTCGTCATCATCAATTTCGACGGCGTAAAGGTGGTCACTCCTGCACTCGCGGCTGGCGGGTTTGATCTTATCATTGTCGACGAGGCCAACGCCGTAAAAAGTGTATCGACCGACCGCTGGAAGGCTCTTGCCTCGCTCATCCGTGCCGACACTCGGTTGTGGATGATGACAGGCACCCCGGCTTCGCAGTCGCCGCTGGACGCCTACGGCCTAGCCAAGCTGGTCAACCCTGACGGCGTGCCGCGCTTCTTCGGCGCGTGGCGCGATAAGGTGATGACCAAAATCACGCAGTACAAATGGGTGCCACGCAATGACTCTCAGACTATTGTGCATGACGCGCTACAGCCGGCTATTCGGTTCACGAAAGAAGAGTGTTTGGACTTGCCCGATCTGCTCTATGCGACCCGGGAAGTGCCTCTTACACCGCAGCAGCAGAAATACTACAACGCCATCAAGCAGGAAATGATTACCCGCGCCGCCGGGGAAGAAATCACCGCGGCGAATGCGGCCAGCATGCTCAATAAGCTCCTGCAAATTTCTTGCATAGCGTATGATACGGAGGTGTTAACTGACAAAGGTTGGATTCCGATACAAAACGTAACCGACGCACACTTGGTGTGGGATGGAGTTGAGTGGGTGCGACAGGCGGGAGCGGTTTATCGAGGATACAAATCAGTAATGAACCTAGATGGCGTTCGCTTAACCAAGGATCACTTGGTGTGGGTAGGGCGCTGGGTTGTAGCCGAGGAGTTACTTGATGGTTATGCCAGCGGTAGATTTAACCGGGCGCGTGTTTGGATACCTGACAGTGTTGCACAGGGCGCCGATAGCGACCGCCAAAACCAAAACCGCGCGCTGGGTATGTCAGTGCGCATGCGGCAATGTGGTAGAACGGCAAAGTCAATACTTGCGCAATACTACACGCAAGTATCCGCGAAGCTGCGGCTGTCACCACGGCAACGAAATGCACAAAATGTCGTACAGCCGGCCATTTCGGATATGGATGGGCCTGCGCAGTCGGTGTACGAAACCAACGGACAAAGATTGGAAAAATTACGGGGCCCGAGGAATAACGGTATGTCCTCAGTGGCTGCACTCGTTCGAAACTTTTTGGCGCGACATGCAGCCCGGGTATGCAGACTCTTTGACTCTAGACCGACTCGATGTGAACGGCCCTTACAGTCCGGACAACTGCCGCTGGGCAACTACATACCAGCAAGCCAACAACACGCGGTACAACCGGCACATAGATACTCCGAAAGGGCGCATGACAATAGCGCAGGCAGCCAGAGCTTTTGGGCTCAAACCAGTCACGCTATACGCTCGTCTGACGCGATACAAATGGCCTCTGGAAAGAGCACTCTCGACGCCGGGGCGGACCGTGTCTACGACCTAATCAATTGCGGCCCCCGGTCTCGGTTTGTAGTACGCGGCGCGACCGGCATTCCGATGATCGTGCACAACTGTGGGTGTGTTTACACTGATGCCAAAGAAGTTGTGCAGTTTGACATCAAGAACCGCGTGGCCGAGCTTGTTAGTATCATCGAGCAAACTGACCGCAAGGTGCTGGTGTTCGTGCCATTCAGGCACGTCATTGAGATGTTGCGTGACGAGCTCACTGCCTTCACCGTGGACACCATCCACGGCGGCATCGCTGCGGGCGCTCGGGCAGAGATCATCAAGCGCTTTCAAACTCAGGACAACCCTCGGGTGCTGTTGCTTGTGCCGCAAGCCACTGCGCACGGCATCACGCTCACTCGGGCCGATCAAGTTGTATGGTGGGGGCCAGTGTCTTCCACCGAAATGTATTTACAAGCCAACGCACGCGCACACCGTCAAGGACAAACACGCAACGTCACCGTCACACACTTACAAGGGAGCCCAGTCGAAAAACGTATGTACACCATGCTTCAAAGCAAAATTGATCTGCACCAATCATTAGTCGAGCTATACAAACAGGAAATCAGTTAACTTACCAAGGAGACATCATGGATGCCGCAAAACTCGTACAAGTCTACGTAAAAATCCGCGACGCTAAAGACCTACTCGTCCGCGAACACGAAGCCAAACTCGCTGAGCTTAATGTCCAGCTTGAAGCCGTTGAACAAGAGCTACTCGAAATCTGCAAAGCCACCGGCCAAGACGGAGGCAAGACCGCGTACGGGTCTTTCTCCAAGACGGTCAAGACACGTTATTGGACAAACGATTGGGATTCAATGTACGGATTCATCAAAGATCACGACGTGCCACAGCTGCTCGAACGACGCATTCACCAAGGTAATTTTAAAGAGTTCCTCGAAGCCAATCCTGATAAGCTGCCTGTCGGCTTGAACGTCGACTCCAAGTACAGCATCACCGTAAGAAGAGCTAAGTAGTCCCACACGCATCGGCACGCGTGGTGCAGTTAAAGTGCCGACAACCAAGCTATCTAACCATTAGAAGGAACAACCATGAGCAACCTTACCCTGTTCAATAGCGGAGCCTCGCTGCCTGACTATCTGCGCAATCCGGAAGACGACATCACTAAGTCACTTGCTGGCCAAAGCAATTCCAAGACCATCTCCATCAAGGGCGGCGTGTGGCGCATGATGTCCGGCGGTGAAGAGATCGCCCGCAATGAAGACCGTGCCATGAACCTCGTGATCGTGGCCGCTGCCAAGACCAATTCGCGCACTTACTTTGCTGGCAAATACGAAGAAGGCAAAGACGTCGGTCCCACCTGCTGGTCTGCCGATGGCGTCAAACCCAACGAAGAAGTCCCCGCCGATCAAAAGCAATGCTCCAACTGCGCGCAGTGCCCGCAGAACATCGAGGGCTCGGGCGAGGGCAAGTCCCGTGCTTGCCGCTTCAGCCGTCGCTTGGCTGTGGCGCTTGAGCACGACATCGGTGGCGACATCTACCGCCTTCAGCTGCCTGCCAAGTCCATCTTCGGCAAGCCTGTCGATGGCAAGATGAGCCTGCAAGCCTATGCCAACTTCCTGTCTGGGCACGGCGTGCCCATCAGTGGCGTGGTCACTGAGGCCCGGTTCGACACCGCCGAGGCTGTGCCTGTGCTGCGCTTCAAGGCGCTGCGCCCGCTCACCAAAGACGAGTGGGAGCAGTCCAAAGCTGCTGGCGCCTCTGAGGATGCCCGCCGCGCTATTGAGTTCAAGCTCAATGCCAAAACCGACAAGCCTCAGTTGCTCCCCGCCGCTTTTGCGGAGAGCCCCGCAGCGGTCGAGGCGGCAAAGGCCGCACCCGCCGCCGAGGTAGCCGAGCCCGTCAAGCGCGTCAAGAAAGCAGCCGCTCCCGAGGTCATGACTGAGAAGCCCAATGTCTCCGACATCCTGAGCGACTGGAGCTCCGACGACGATGAATGATGCCCGAGGATACAGCGCGGTGCTTGTTGAGCAGGTGGCTGCGGCTGATCCCTCGCTTCCGGGGGTGCGCCTAGCGCGCGTGTGCATTGACCGAGGCGTCTCGGTCTGGGAGGTGTCACGCAAGTTAGGGGTTAGCCGGACTATTATTTATCGGTGGTTCTGCGGTAGAGTCAAACCGCGATCCAAGCACTTGGAGCAGATATTTAATC